ATGTCAAGACAAGACGTTAATATTGGTTTAACTGGTAACGATGGAACCGGTGATAGCATCCGTGATGCGTTTAGTAAAGTTAACGAGAACTTTCAAGAGCTATATGCTAGCCAGGGTTTGGAGGGTGGATTATCTTTTGATAGTTTATCCAACGTTGTCAAACCCTTAGTACCTAATAAATTTTTAAGTATTGATGCTAGTGGTAAGAACGTAGTTGGTAGAGAAATATATGCTGGTTCTGGTATTGCTATAGAAGTTCAAGATGACAAAGTTGTTATCAGTACAGGTAGTGTTGATATTGTTCGAGACCCTAATCCAACACTGTCTAATAACCTCGATGCTGCCAATAACAAAATACAACGAGTATTTGATCCTGAGTCAGATCAAGACGCTGTTACTAGAAAGTGGGTTTATCAAAACTTCCTAAATAGAGATGGTCAAGAATTATTTGGTGCAACAAATACTATTGCTGGTAGCACACTTAGACAAAATATTAGAATAACTCCAACACCAAATAACGGCAACTCTAATCTAGGGTTGACACAATTTATTAAATTAAAAGGTGCTGATGGTGTAACAAACAAAGTAAGCGTATTATTAAATCAACAAGGTACACTTGCATCACATGCTGTACGTAAAGATTATGCAGATAGTAAATTAAGTTTACAAGGTACTGATTCGATTGACCCAGCAACTGGCTTAGTTGACCAAGGGTTTGGTGTTATGACTGGTCCACTTATTCTTAGTGACCATCCTGGACAATATGCTACACTGACTAGAAAACCAACAGGTGAATTATTTGTTCGTGAAGATTATCGTGCAGCCACAAAAGGATACGTGGATGCAAGAACTTTTGATAGTACAACAAACTTATTTGTTGCTACCAATGGTAATGATGACATTTGGGATTTTGTTAACAACAGACCAAATCCAATTTATGGATATTCAGTAACAGAAATTGGACGCAAGTGGAGTACTGCGTTTAGAACAATCCGTGCGGCCTGTGCGTATGCAAAATTGTTCATGGATCAAATTACGTTAACCAATGTTGGATTTGACGTTGATCCTGGCAACATTACAAGATATATGCCAACGTTTGCACCACCTGGTCCAAGAACTCGTGTGCGTGTAAGTTTGCAAAATCATGGCTTTAAAGATGGCGATTATGTTTATGTTACTGGTGCAAGCGTGTACGGTAATAATGACACAAGAGCGTTGAACGGTACACACCGTGTTAATCAAGTTGACGTTAACACATTTGAACTAGATTTAAAAGTTCCAATTTTATGGTCTAGTCCAATAACTGATAATAATGGATTAATTAATATCAAGTTGGCCAACGCCAAAGATGGTCCATATAGTTTATCAAGTACCATAAGTTACGGATCTAGAGGATTCTCTGTACCCAAGTATGAAATCACAATCATGATTGAAACTGGCGTTTACGAAGAATACTTGCCTATTGTTGTTCCACCTAACGTTGCGTTACGTGGTGACGAGTTTAGACGAACTATTGTTAAGCCTGCACCAGGTCCTGTTATTAAGGATACTGCTGATGCTATTGCTAGAAATGTTCCAGGAACGCCAGCGGAAAGTATTAAGTTTGTTAGAGGTGACCAAGACTTCTCATCTCCATATTGGTATAACACACACTACTATAAACAAATTGCGCTTTCAAGTGGACAGCAATCAGTTGGTGCCACTACTTTAAGAGTGTTTAACGCTGCCTATCCTCCTAAATCAGGTATGCGCTTTATTGTTAATAACATTCAGTATCGCGTTGGTGACCTAACTGCTATTAGATATATTGATCCGGTAGCAAATCCAGGCACAGCACAAGGCACATATGAGATGCCAATTGTAGATGAGAACGGCGATCCTAAGCGTTTACAAAATACAATTTTACAAGATACTACTATCACGTTCTATTTGGATAATGAACATGCTGACATACTACTAGTAGACGATGCATTCCAATTGCGTAACTTGAGCTTCTATGGACACAAAGGCTTTATCATGGCCTTTAACCCAGAAGGTCAAATTTTAACACGCTCACCATACGCACAAGTCTGCGGTTCATTCTCAAATAAAGGCGGTGGTGGACAATTAATTGACGGTATGGCCGGTAACCAGGTTTGCTCTATCGACGACACATCTTATACTAATCCAAACAGCGGAGTATCTGGTGCTAGAGGTTACAGAGTGTTTGTTAAAGGATTGATAAGAAAAGTTCAATTACCAAACACGTTTTTCTATAATAAAAAACGTTATGTCATTATAGACTGTACTACCCCAGATGCAAATGGCAAAGCAATGATCACGTTGCAAGGTCCAACATTTGATTCAAACGGAACACAAATTACTGTTGGTACACCAATTGAAGACGATGATACATATTTGCCACAGGGTTTTATACCTAATAATACAGAAATTATGATACAGACTGCGGGTAACCGTAGTATGTTATCAAATGACTTTACCATGATTAACAACATGGGTTATGGTATCTATGCTGATAACAATGGTGTAACAGAAGCTGTATCGCAGTTTACATATTACTGTAAAGTCAGTTACTTGGCTAGATCAGGTGGTCAAGTTCGTTCAGTAACAGGCTCAAGTTGTTATGGTGATGTTGGTCTATGGTCAGAAGGTAGCGACCCTAACGAAGCACAACAAATTGTTCGCTTTGATAGTGATGTTGTCAACTTGATGACTCCACTTATTGATAATCCAGAAACTGAAGGATTAGTTGGTGCTATTACGTTTGTTGCTGGTGGATTCAACAGCCCACCAGTACGCAACTCAACATTCCTACTAAACAAGGCTCGAGTAGTTATTAGTGAAATTAATCGTGCTAGAACTCTAGTTGGTAATCTTACTTCTGGCCCATTAGTCGTTAAGACAGCACACCCACACCCATTTGCTGACGGTAGCAGTGTACAAATTACTAATTTTAAACCAGATAAAGGTTTACAGTTAAAACCTATTCCACCAAGTGTAGTACCAAGACCTTCATCATTAGAAGGAACATCACACATAATTACTGTCGTTGATCAAAGAACATTCTTATTGAACAGTACAGAAAGTGACGATTACTATGATGATTTAATTCCATATACTGCAAAAGAATCACAGTTAGTAGTTCAACAAAATATTGTGCCGGGTGCGCTAGAAGCAATTTACACAGTGTCAGGTGATCCAGGCCCATTACAGTTCACAGCAAGAGCACGTTTTGATGGAACTAGTGGTGAAAATTCAACAACAAGTGATGTGTTACAAGTATTTGCATCACAACGTCCAGCAGTTGTTGGTATGAAGTTTAGACTTGACGCAACTAATCCAGCAGTTAATACCAGTACACAAGTTTATAAAGTACTAGAAGTTGAAAAGAAAAATGTAACGTTTAAAGCAGTTCCACCAACAGTTAACGATAATAAAATTGGTGCAACAACTCTTTATGTTAAAAACGTTACAGCAGGATATACTCCAAGAGAAGGTTGGAGTTTCCAGCTACGTGATCCAAATATTGCCAACAGTGATTATGTAAGGTACTTTGTAACAGGAACCCCAACGTTTAATAGTGGTACTGCTACATGGGCGTTGACTCTTAATGCGGCATTAACTGTTAATATGGTTGACCAAGTTGCTACTGGTCTTACAACCACTGTTGACGGAATATGGGATTTAACATTAGATAGAAACTTAGCAACTAATATTCCTAATAGTGCTACTCCTGTACTGTTTACATTCTATGATGCATATTGGACAATAACAATTGATCCTGGTTTGGCAGTGCCATTACCACAAGATACTACGTTGATGTTGTTCCAGCAAAAGTCAGTACGTGTACACCAAGTACTTGACAACCCAACAATTATTAACAGCTCTGCATTAAAATTTGGCGTTACAAATTTTGATGCTGATCAAGTTTATCGTATACTTGCAAAAACTGGTAATACAATAAGTACTGACATTTATAAATTAGCTGAAAGTGCTACACCATTAGTAGGATTTAATTCTAGTGCTGTGTCAATATTGAACCAAAACAAGTCGTTTGTTCAATCAGAAGTATTAGCATATTTGTCAACTATATATCCAGAGTTTGCATATGAACAAGCAACATGTTATCGTGATGTTGGATTAATTATTGATGCAGTTGCATATGATTTAACTTATGGTGGTAACATTCGAAGTGTTGCCGCAGGTTTATCATATTATCAAGCAAGTAACGCAAGTGCGGCATTGGTTATTGCTGAACAAAAACCTGAAACAGTTGATGCAATTAACTATGCAACTACTGTTGCCAAATTAGCATTAGCCAAAACAGCAGTAAGTTACACAGGTACTAACCCAGATGCAATTGCTCAACTTGCACAAAACAAAGCATTTATTCAAGCTGAAGTAATTGCTTACTTAGGTGTGCAGTATCCAACATTTGTATTCGATACAGTAGTTTGTTCACGTGACGTTGGCTTAGTTGTTGACGCAATCATTTATGATTTAAAATATGGTGGTAATGTTAAGACATTGCAGGCAGCTCAAAATTATTACTTGGCAGGTAATTCTAGTACGCCATTAGTAGTTGCAGGTGCAAAACCACAAACTTTGGCAGCATTGATTAGAGCAAAGAACGTTGCTAAAGATATTATTGCCAAAAACAGCGTAACTAAAACAACAACAGGACCAAATCCAAATACATTAAATCAAGTATTGACTGGCAGTGCTGGTGAGGCAGGAACTACAACCACTGTTGAAAACTTGATGTTAATGCTAAACAATGTCATCAACAACGGTTTAGGTGTTGCTCCAGTAAGAGACTTAGGTAGTCCAAGACTATATCAAGATCCAAACGGAAATGGCTACACTCCACAAGTGTTCCCAGTTGGCTTAACTGCTGAAGGTGGTGTTGCAACAACATTGACAACATTGATGGGCTATATTTCTAATATAGTACAAAATGGCACAACTGCCGCTCCTGCAACACAAGCTGGTATTGAGACTGTACAAAAGTTAATATTCCCTGCAGACGCAAACATGTTAATATATGGTGGTGTATTATCTGGGCCTAATATCCCTGCTAATACAATTATCCGTGCTAGTGCATTTAACCCAACTACAGGATATTTCGAAGCAAAGATTAGTAATACAATTTTAGGTAGCATTAGTGCTGGCACTGAACTTACTATTACTGGTCCTGGTAAAGACTTCGTATTTGACTTGAATAAAGACTTTGATGTTAGACACGTTGCTGGTGAAAGAGCGTATGTAACAACAACATTCTCAACTGTACGTGCTACTGGTCATGACTTCTTAGAAGTTGGTTCAGGAAGTTTTGACGCATCTAATTATCCACATAACGTGTATGGCCAACCAATAACACCTGGTGGCGAAGGTGACCTAGTAAATGAAGTTGGAGTTGGTCGTGTATTCCACGTGTCAACTGATCAAAATGGTAACTTTAGAGTTGGTACATATTTCAACGTTAATCAAGGTGACGGTACTGTTAGTATTAAAGCTAGAATTGGTTTAACGGCAGTTGCGTCAATCCAATTTGCCAGCGGTGGTGCGTTAGTAACACAGTTTGGTACAGATATTAAAATGGGCGACTTTGCTGATTATATTGTGCCAACACAGAAAGTTATTATATCTTATATTAACTCTCAGATTAGAGGTTCGTTTGATGACGGCACAGTCACAGCTAAACGTGGTCTATTAACATTAGACGGCTCAAGCACAATGGTTGGCACGTTGGCAATGGGCTACAATAAAATCGAAGGTATTCTAAACAGTACTGACATTTTTGGATACGGCGGTGTAAACAGAAAATATGTTGATAACGTATTTGCTGGTGGAGACATCGACTATGATGGCCAATATGGTATTACCACAACAGGTGTTAGAACTAACGTATTAGGTTTCTCAATGAGAGCCGACCGTACAGGCAACGGTGGTGTACTACAAAACATAGGGCAGATTGACCTTAACGGAAACAAATTAGCCGGTGTTAGAACTCCGGTTGCTTCTACAGATGGTGCTAACAAGGACTATGTAGATACTGCAATAGCAAATGGCGGCATTAGAACTAACTGGGATGGTTTCACTTTAAGAACTGCTGGATCCTACGGCAGAATTAATACCACAGTGTTAGTAAACAATTCAGGTTCAGGATATACTTCTGTACCGGTAGTAACATTTGCTGGTGGTGGCGGCACTGGAGCTCAGGCCACTGCTACTGTAGTTGGTAACTCAGTTGTTGGAATCAATATCGTTGCACAAGGGTCTGGTTATACTAGTGCGCCAACTGTTATTATTGGCGGCGCTGTTAGATCAGTAGGAATAGTTAGTGCTGGTGCAGGATATTTGAGTGCTCCGCTAATTGATTTCCCAGTACCACAAACTTCAGGTGGTGTTAAAGCATCTGCTGTTACAACAATTAATGCTAACGGCAATATTACTGGTGTAACAGTTATTAACGGTGGTAGTGGATATACATCTGCACCAATACCGTTCTTAGTAACAAACACTGGCGGTGCATCATTTACATCATTACTAAGTCCAGGATCTGGAGCAAGTGCAACAGTGACGTTGACCCCAACGTTGTCCAATATTACATTGAGCGGTAATAAAATTACTGGAAGTGCTGATCCAACACAAGCAACTGATTTAGTAACTTGGCAATATTTTGATAACAATCATTGGTTAAAAGATAATAAAGATATCACTCTCACTGGTACTCCAGGCGATGGTGACTTGTTAATGTTTACTGGATATGTTCCTTCTGATCCAGTTACTGACAAACGCAGATCAATGGTCAACGTTCGCCTAACTCCAACAAGTGATATCACATTTGCAAGAACTGATAATCAACTATTGGCCAAGGTCAAGAACGATATTATAACCAATCAACAGATCAACTCAACAGCGGCTATTGCACAAAGTAAGTTAGATTTAAAGATTGCTTCTACATTCCCACCATTAGCTAACCCTGGACAAACAACTCCAGTGAACAGTGACTTGGGTATTAGTACATTTGACAATACACAGTTTACAGTGACCGATGGTCTTGTAAGATTACGTCAAGCAACTAGCGATGGCACGTCTGCTACCAATGGTGTTGCAATAGATAGAATTCGTCATATCACCAATAATAAGATATTGGGTAGAAATGACACAAGTCCAAATGCTCCATTGTACGGACCAGTTGTAGAATTAAGTACAGCAGATTTGCGTTCATTATTGAACTTTACTGAAGCTGTGCAAAACTTAATCAGCGATGATAGCTTAGATCAACCTCAAGTTCCTAGAGCAGGTGGAGCGGCTAGTTATGGTGCTGTTCTAAAAACTGGTAGCTCAATGCGTGGCCCATTAACATTGGATGTTGGCAATCAAGATATCACTGGAATTAATCCATTAATTAGGGTTGCTACTGACAACGCATATGAGCTAGGTTCTAGTGTTAAGAGATTTAAGAATATTCATTCTGCAAGATTTACTGGCCCATTAACTGGTGCAGTTACAGGTAATGCTGATACTGCTACTACTGCTGCCAAAGTTGCTAATTCACTAAGTGCTGGATCTTGGATCAGCATGGTACAGGGAACAACTGCTAGTAGTTTTGATGGTAGTGCAGGCATAACAATTTCAGTTAGTGGAGTATCCACAAGTGATGTAGCTAATACGATTGTTGCACGTGATGCAAGTAAGTTTGTTACTGCTACCAAATTTATTGGTGCATTACAGGGCACAGCTGATAACGCAACTACCTTAGGTACAGCAAGTCCTTCTACTTCAGCTTCTGCTAATACAATTGCCAAACGTGATGGCAATAATGACTTGTTTGCTAGATTGTTCCAAGGAACTGCGACTTCAGCTTACTACGCTGACTTAGCTGAGAATTATCAAGCAGATGCGGCATACGAACCAGGAACTGTTTTAGAATTTGGCGGCGAGTTTGAAGTAACTATTGCCGAAGATGAAACACGTAGAGTTGCAGGTGTTGTTTCAACAAACCCTGCACACTTAATGAACAGTCAATTGAAGGGTGAGAAAGTAGTTGCTCTTGCATTAACTGGACGTGTTCCATGTAAAGTACGTGGCAAGATCCGTAAAGGTGATATGCTAGTAAGCGGAGGAAACGGGTATGCTCGTCCAACAACAGATCCAAAACTTGGAACTATTATTGGTAAGGCATTAGAAGACTTTGACGGCGTTGAAGGCGTTATTGAAGTTGTAGTGGGAAGACTGTAATATACGCAGTTTTTCCCAAATTCACTATAAACGTTCTGGAAATAAATATATGAACGGGGCAGAATTTTATGACTATTCAATATATTAATGTAGGTACTAACGCTAACGACGGAACAGGTGAAGACCTTAGATCCGCATTTTTTAAAGTAAATGCAAACTTCCAAGAGCTGGATAGCCGTGGTGGTGAAACAAACACTGCCGCTGACATTGGCTCAGGGGTAGGAATTACTGGCGGAAAAACAGGTACTACATTAAATTTTAAAAGTTTGGTAGCAGGCGGTGGTGTTTCCATCACAGCAGATCCAAACGGGTCAATTGTTACAATTTCAAGCACCGCCGCAAGTCCCAATACTATTTCAACAATAGTGGGTAACACTGGCTCTTGGAGTATTACACAGCCAAATTCAACTTTACAAATACTGGGTCAAGGTACAACAAGAACTTCTGTATCAGGTAATCAAATTTATGTTACCAGTAGTTTTACGTTAGCAGATGACTCATTACCACAACTAGGGGCTAATTTAAACTTAGATGGCTTCGACATTGGAAATATTGGTGAAAATTTTGACCAACCTACTGAAGGTAATATATCTATTGACGGATACGTTACTGCTAACACATTAACAATTGGTCGTCCTATCACTGGTAGTCCAAATCCAGGAACGGCCACAATAAACGGCAGCTTGACTGTTGGTGGAGCCACCCAAGTAGCCGCATTAAATTCCACAGGAATTACAGTAACAGGTGCAGTATCTGCAACGACATTAACAGCATCTACTTCCATCATTGCCCCAACAATTGGTAGCATATTAGGTTCAAGCGATATTTACGGAACACTTGTTGGTAATATTAATAGTTTGTTTGATAATGATGTAGAAGTATTAAACACTGAAGGCCCAAATGCAACTTTCACTGGAAACGTAATTGGTTCAGTGTCAGGGATTATTACAGGGACACTAGCGCCTGCAGGTCTAGGACTAGCAGGTAGTACTATTTCAGGTGTTGGTTCAATAACTATCGAAGGTGCGCCTGTTAGTGCAGTTGTTCCACTAACTGTTATCTCAAATTTTAGATCAGCACCCGTAGATTTAAATGCACCGCGCACAATAGACGATGGCCCAGTTACTGCTATATTTGCAGTACAACAACAAACTGATTACGGATTCAATGAAACTATTAGACTTAGATCATACCAATCAAATGGTGACCAAGGCACTTTTGTTGGCACTGGTATCATATTTGAATCTACAAACGACATAACTGACCCAAGCATTCCAAATTTAGATCCTGAGTATATTCCTCACGGACTTATTTCAATGCAAACTTATACTGATCCAGATTGGAGTGACTTTGTAGTAAGAACAAGAACAACAAATCCATTAGTGGAGATTGATGTACTAGTTGCTTCAGGAGATGGTAGAGTACACTTATCAGGAATTACTGTTAACAGCGGTGAAATTTCTAATAGATTATTAAATTATGGTCCGTCAGGCCTAAGTGAACAAATTGAAACTGATTTAATTTTAAACAACTATGCCACAGGCAAGTATGTTAGTTTTTACAACGAATATAAATTTCCAAAAACTATTGGATCCCCTGGACAAGTTTTAACTGTGCCAACTCCTGGTTCAACACCTGATGCAACATTATTAGTTTGGGGGAATGGCGGAGGTGGGGGCAGTTCTGTACTTGCAATTGATGGCATGTTGGTTGGGCAATCTCCAATTCAAGTTACTACCGTTGATCAACATGGTCTAGTTGATAAAACACAAGTCACAATTACTGACACAGGTGTTCCGCAACTTGATGGAAATTCTTATTATGTTGATGTAACAGATTCTACAACATTCTTATTGTACAGTGACGACACACTATCAACACCAGTGAATGGAACAACTTACGGAGCATATACTGGTGGCGGGTATGTGAGTGCAGGTGCATCAAGTGGTGGTGCAAAATTCTTTACTAGTTTGTTAGATGTACCTAGTACGTATTCAGGACAAGGTGAAAGACTTGTAAGAGTTAACACTGCTGGGACTGGATTAGAATTTTCAAGTAATATTACAGCAACAGTTACTGGTTCATTAGTTGGCAATGCTACTACAGCAACATCATTTCAAACTGCTAGAACAATTAACGGTGTAAGTTTTAATGGAACTGCCAATATTACGTTTGGTACGGATGCCGTTACTGAAGGAACAACAAATGTATATTATACTGACACTAGAGCAAGAAATTCAGTTAGCGTAACACCTAGCAAGTCAATATCTTATACTAGCAGTACTGGAGTATTTGATATCGCAGAAAGTATTTCTTCAACAGGTGATACGTTAGTAAAAAGAGATGCTAGTGGAAAAATACATGCATTAACTGTTTATACTGACACCTTATCAGTTGATGCGGCGTTGTCTATAACAGTGGCAAATAATTTAGCTGGTGATTTTGATTTAGCAACATCAGGTGTAGTAAGTGCTACGAATTTTGTTACTACTGGCACAGGTGATCCTACTATTGAAAGTGCTGGTAAAATTGTTTTATCACCAACAACATTCATTGATGCAAGCTCTAAAAAGATTTCAAACCTTGCAACGCCAACAGCTAATACAGATGCATCTACTAAAGCATACGTAGATACTGCTGTTAGCACAGTAGACACTGCGGCCGTTAAGAGTAATATATATACTGCTGACACTGGTGGCCCTATAACAGTCACTAAAGGTTCAACCTTAACTATTGAAGGTGGAACTAATATTAATGCTGTTGCGTCAACTAACAAAATTACTATTAATTTAGATTCAACACTGACCAACATTAGTCAAATTACTGGAAACTTACCAGTAACTGGCAATGTTACTTCTAGTACGGGATATGTTAAAGCTGGCAACGTTAAGATTGATGGCGATGCAGTAACACAGACGCAAAGTGCAACAGACTTAAATCTAGTTCCTGGTGCTGGCGGGGCAGTGGCAATATCAAGTTATTTCAATCTACTTGGTACAACAATGTCAATTACAGGGTATGACACATTGACCATCGCTAACACAAGTACTCCAGAGCAAGTTGACTTGACTACTAACGTGACGTTTGTTAGAACATTGGATGCTACCCTAAGTGTAGGTTTAGCTAATGCACAAATTGCTTCAGGCAGAGAAGGACAGATTAAAACAATCATAATAGAATCTCGTGGTGTTTACGGTGATGCGTTAGACACGAGACCTAGATACTTAGTACTAAGTGGAAACATTAACGGTGCAAGTAGAGTCGTCAACATTGGTACAGTAGATCCAAATGGTTCTGCTACGTTCATATATTTGAACAACTACTGGTGGCGCATTTCTCAGGTGGCATAATGAGTATACCAATTGGCGCAATTAGACCTTCTTGGCAAACGCCAAGAGGCAATTTAGGTAGTTTTAGTCAAGGTGTAGCAATTACACCTGTGCAACTAGTTGCCACAAATACTTCAAAATACGAAGTGTTGTCTGGCAAATTGCCTAACGGTTTACGAATCAATAATGACATAGGACGTATTGAAGGTACTCCTATTGACATCAATATCAATAAAAATTATGAGTTTGTGATTAGAGCAAGTAATTTTTCAGGACCAGGTGGATCAAAAATAATTCAAGACAGGTCTTTTGATATAACTGTATTAAGCGGATCTGCACCAGAATTACTGACTCCTGAAGGATATCTTGCAATTGGTTATAATAATGAAAATTATGTTTTAAATGATAGTACAATCAATTTTCAATTCCAAGCAAGTGCAACCAGTATACCAGTAGGACAAAAATTAAAATTTTATATTGAAGAAGGCACAAGCAGTCTTCCACCAGGATTAAAATTAAATGAAAATGGATTTTTGTATGGTACAATTAAAGATGATTTAGATTTAGATTTTAAGATAGTTAATGGTGCGTATGATAAAGATTATTATGACGTTAACCCATATGACTACGGTGCAGTAATTGAGCCAGCAACAGCCACTACTACAATTGAAAATGGAGTATTAACTGGTATTACTATAAATGCCACAGGCTATGGCTACTTGTTAGATCCCCAAGTAATTATTGGCGGCAGTGTAGACATCGTAGATATTGTTTCTCCTGGTCAAAATTTCACAGTTGCTCCAGAAATAGTTTTTAGTCCTAGTCCAGTTAGTGGTGGAAGAACTGCCAAAGGGTATGCAGTGCTTGGCCCTGTTTATGGATCAACTGGGCAAAATTCACAAACATCAACATGGGATGGCGGGGATAGCGATAGGTTAGACGACTTGTTCATTGACGGCGGGAACGCATCAATAGTCCCAACACAATTTGCTGATGGCGGTGCGGCTGATCTCTTTACATATGACATTGTGGGACAAGGGGTAGTGGATATCATAATAACTGATCCAGGCACCGGGTACACAACTCCACCAACAATTTACATCAAAGAAAAAGATTTTGGGGTAGGAGTCATTGCAACATGTATGTTGCTTCCTGGTGCTGGTGCAGAGGCAACTGCTTCAGTTACTAACGGAAGTATTGTAGAAATTGACATTGTAAATCCTGGTGCAAACTATGCGATTCCACCGTTAGTAAGTTTTGGACTACCTACAGTTGGACCTAAGATTTTAAGTAAAACATATAGATTCACTGTCACAGTTAGTAACGGTGAATTAACCGATAGTAAAATTTATTCAATAATTGTAAACAGCGAAGACACTTTACGTGCTGACACTACATTTATTAGTTCAGATAGTATTGAATATAACTCAAGTAGTACGTATGTACAAGCACCAATTTGGATTACTAGCAGTATATTGCCGTTAGTTAAAGGTAACAATAACGTTATCATTGATTTAGAAATATTTGACCCAACTCCAGACGTTGGTGAAATTGAATTCACATTAATGCCAACAAACTTTGATGGCAGTCCAAGTCAATTTGGCCCTGTTAATATAAATTCTACACTGCCTGCACCATACAATACACATTTAAACTTGGATCCAGTTGGTGGTGAAATAAACGGATTGATTCCATATCAACCTGCAATTTCTAGAGATTATATTTTTACAGTAAAATGTGCTAGGATGATTGACGGCGAAGAGTCAGTAGCAACTTTTAAACAGTTTTTAATGACAGTTGAAGGCAACATTCAAAGTAAGATTAATTATATTACTAATACAGTTATTGGTACACTTGCACCAAATGAGCAAAGTTTGTTAAAAGTTCAGGCCAGAAGTACATTAGCAAGTGCAAGTGTAAACTATCAACTAATTCCAGGCTACGGATCAACTAAACAACAAGATTATATAGAAATCACATTAAATGAAAGATATGGTCAAGTGTTCATTGAAGGATACGGAATTAATCCAGAATTAATTTTAGAAAAAGGGCAAGCATACAAGATCAATGTATCGTTGATTAATTTTACTGCCAGTTTTAAAACATTGAATGAAGATTATTACAGCGTAGGATTAAGACACAGTGATAACACCATTGGGATAGCGGCACAGGAAAAGAACACTGGATATTTTATTTTTAATGTCCCATTTGATGATGCAGAAAAAATTAAAATTTCTTATACAAATACAAAAACAGATGGTTTATTCTTAGTACTTAAAAAATACAGCGAGACTACACTGTCATGGGAAAGACAAGAATTTAAATCTTTCTTTAATCATTATGATGCAACAACGTTTTATCAAGGGCAACCAGCGGTTGCATATTTCTTAACACAGAATAAAATACAGTTTACTACTAAACAATATAACACAATTATAAATGAGTGGCAAACAATAAACATTCCTACTGCAAAGTCAACATCTCCTGTTGATGGAGATTTGTGGCTAGATTTAGACAGCAGTAGTTTTGGTGTGTTAGAATACAGATATCTCACTGGAACAACTGGTGCGGCTTGGTTTGAAATAAATCCTACAAAATTAACAATTTATCCAGCAAATACAACTGGCACAAATGGTAGCTATATACTTGTTAATCGTATAAACGGTGTGTTTGACGTTTCTAGAAAAGTAAACGGTGTTTGGAAAGTGTTAGAAATATTAGATTACAACGTCAAGTCATCATTTGATCCAAATGTATTCTTTAAACCATATAATAAGACTGCACCTGTAACTAACATACAATATGATGTTTGGTGGAAGTATAATACTCCATTTGATGGGTTTGACGCTACTACTCCTGTATCTATTAAGGATTTAGGAAATATACCTAGTGAATTGAGTTTATCATTAGACGGCGAGATAGTTGGAAAAATTAGTCCAAGTAATACATACGTCTATAGAAGCGTTTACAAATCTAGTACACAATATACGTTAAATGACGTTGTGACATTTGGAAATAGCATGTATGTTTGTATTAATCAAAATATATCAACAGGTGTTTGGACAGCAGATAGAATCAATTGGAGTTTATTTGTATTCCCTAAAAAGACTGTTACATCAATTGATCAAAACAGATACGGTGCTAGTAGTTGGACATTAGATAACAACACTACAACTATTGATGGAAGTATTCGATTTAGAGTACGTGCAAAAGACAGTCAAAATGTCAGCTACACAGATAAAGATTTTGAAATCACATACAACAACAATACTAACAAGACACTGACAAATATATACTTACAGCCATTCTTAAACAAAACGTCAAGAGATGTGTATTTCAATTTTATTACAGATCCAAACATCTTTATTAACGATTATCTATATCGCTCTAATGACACAAGTTTTGGCGTTCAAAGAACTCCAAAAATGTTATTGTTGGGTGGAATAGAAAGTACTCTAGCAGAACGATATGCGTCAGCAGTTGTGAGAAACTATTATGACAGACCTTTATATTTTGGCGACATAAAGACAGCTATTGGCAAAAATGAAGCTGGAGAAATAGAGTACGAACTTGTGTATGTTGAAATAGTCGACCCATATGAAATTAACGGAATCAGTGTAAGTCAGCAAATTAAACTTCCGTTTGATTACGACATACTAACAACTGATTATAATAAGTTACGTGTTGACGAATCAACACTAGTGAATGATTTAAGTACAAGTCCTTTAGGGTTGGATACCATTTTCCCTAGTAGCATTACGTTGATGCAACAAGAATTAGAAAATGTTACTTTAGAAAGATCTGGTACTTTTGCAAATGTCCCGTTGGCAAATATTGAAGACTGGGGCGGCATATTAGATACCATTAGTCCAGGAAATACCGATGACTGGGGAACAGTATCCGAACGTGTGTTTATAACTGACGATTTCTTGTTAGTTATTGAAGCACTTACAAAAGACGACAAATTTAGACCATTATGGATGAACACTAGCCAAGATGGTTCAGGAATACCTATTGGATTTATCAAAGCAGTACCTATTTGCTATGTTAAACCTGGGTACAGTGACAAAATAGTAAGTATTATTAATAAAAATGGGTTTGATTTTAAACAACTCAACTTTACTATTGACAGGATAGTAATTCAAAATCCACAAGGTGTCACTGGTGATAAATATATCAAGTTTACTAATAGAGAAATTATATGACAACAAGCGCAATTAATTACAGCACAATCAACAGCAACTTTCCTGCGGCTGGGCAAGATAATGATTCACAGGGCTTCAGAGACAATTTTGCCCTAATCAAAACAGCACTGGGCACAGCTCAAACTGAAATTACGTATCTCAATACCTATGCCATTGACAAAACTAAAAATAATGACATGGGCAGTAATACCTTAAGTAACGTTATTTTAAAAGGTGTGAGTGTTGCAAGTACAACTGCTCTTACATCAGCTGGTGCAACCAACGTTATTACTTTTGCCGAATCTCAATTTAGAAGATATGCATTGTCAAATTCAACCAGTGTTTTCCAAGTTGATTATTGGCCACTAAGTAGTAACGGTGAAGTGTTAATTGAGTTGAGCACAACTGGCACAAGTAAACAAGCATCTTTTCAATCAGGTGTAGTTAACAGTGCATTAGGGACTGTGACAAAGAAAGTATATTTAGGTGCTGGCTTTGGTAGTAACAATTACATCACTGTTAACACTACAAATATCACATTAGTAAAAGTGAGCAGTCCAGACGGCGGTGTAACAACTTTCGTATCAGTAGTAGACACATTTAAACTACAGGCATAATGTTTCATCCTCTACAACCAGATTTAACAACATTAACTGAGCAACAGCTCGATGACGGCATTAGAGATTTGACTAAGAAATATTTTAGTGCTACTCGATTCAGTCCAACTGCCGCAAGTCAAATTGTAATGTTGTTAGACGGTTATAGAGAAGAAAAAGTCAAAAGAGAAATGCAACGAGTTGAACAAACCAAATCAAATTATAACAGTGATTTGGACGGCTTAATTAATATCGGTTGACACTAACAAAAATATCTGTTATATTAACTTAATGCAAGTTAATGAATATGGTCAAGTTCTAAGAACTGAACAAGAAATAATTGACCTACTATATCAAAATCCCGAGCTAGACTTTAAATCTATCAATGTTGATGCGCAGTCCGTTGATAGGTTTAATCAGTCTGCGTCTGCTTGTAACACAAACATTCATTTGACACAGTTACAAACAATAACAGAAAATATAGCTCAGTATGATAGGAAAAATCAACAAGACTGGTTTTTACCTATCGAGTACAAAGATTTTAATATTGTTGAATTTTTACTAGACAAATGTGAAAATGAAGAACAATATGCAAGAGTAACTAAAGAACTTGAATTGTACGTTCAATATGACATGTGTGACCTATTGAATTATCTTAAATATCTGGTAGATACTTTACGGGCCCAAAATATTGTTTGGGGTGTTGGACGAGGCAGTAGCGTAGCCAGTTATTGTTTATATCTAATTGGTGTCCATAAAATTAACAGTATGCAATATAATTTAGATATACACGAGTTCTTAAAATAAGTAAAAGTCTAGGAGACAAAAATGGCAGAAAGAAAAATATACAAAACAATGCAGGGAAAGACAATTGATTTTGACTCAATTAGAGTTGCTAATGAATTAGTCCCAGCAGTGGGCAATATGCGTGTAAATGCACGTGGCGATGAGATTGGTCCAGGCGGCACTATTATCCGTTCTAAAAATGCAGTTGCTGAAGAACAAGTAAAAACTGAGTCAGCACAATTAACACATGTAGATACCTTTGAGGAAGACTTTGGTCCTGATCCAGATATCACTCCAGAGGAAGCTCAAAAGATTCTAAACAAGAATCGCAAAAATAAACCGCAAGAGGAATAACATGGCCGCAGTAAAAGGCAACATACGTCCATTGCGTGATAAAGTTATCGTAACGGATATGAATTTTGACGCTGAAACAACTAAAGGTGGCATCGTTTTACTAGGCGATGACGGCAAAAGTAGCGGTTTACATCCACGTTGGTGTAGAGTACTGTTTGTTGGTGATGAACAAAAAGATGTCAAAGTTGGACAGTGGTTATTGATGCAACATGGACGTTGGACTAGAGCACACAAATATGAAAATGAGAACGGTGATGAAATTGTTATTCATATGATTGATAACAATGGCATTTTATGTTTACAAGACGAAAAACCAGAAGAAGACGGTATTCGCATGAGCATTGGCCAAATGGCCTTTAATATTCCAGGAGCATAATAATGTTAGAAGCACAGTTTAAGGTAGGAGACCTTGTTGAAAAGGTTGGCGGGGATTATACATTCGTTGGGCACGTAGTTGCAGTATTTGCCAAACTAAGTGGTGCAATTCGTTTAGTAGTAGAAGATGACCGCGGAGTGTTACACGTTTACAGTGAGAAAATTTTGCGTTCAGTAGAGGTTAAAAATGACTAATCCATTTCGTGATCAAGAAACATTTATGAAAGCCTGCGACCAAACAGTCGAAGGTTTCAATCAGGATCAATTCAAATTATATCTAGATTTGATGGAAGAAGAATGGAAAGAACTAAAAGTTGCTATTGATAATAATGATCAAGTAGAGACGTTAGATGCATTACTTGATTTCATTGTTGTCACAGTGGGCGCAATTCATTCAGCTGGAATGGATGGCGAAGGTGGCTGGAAAGAAGTTATGCGAACAAATTTTGCTAAGATTGATAAAGAAACTGGCAAAGTACGCAAGCGTGAAGACGGAAAGGTATTGAAACCTGTAGGGTGGATGCCGCCGGAGTTAGGACAATTTGTGTCCAAATAAACTCAAAGGGACTTGACAGTCCCTTTTCTTAACTGTATAATAATGAAAATAGGAGACTCTTATGACTATAACAGGCATATCAGAAAAAGAAGTAGCTATACAAGAAGACTTAAAATCTAAGTTAGACAATATTGCAGGCGATGCACCCAAAAAACGTAATACAAAGAAATCAGTTTCACAAGAAGTAGTAAGTCCACGTGATGCAGAAGTAGATGCAAACGTTGGTGAACTAGATAAAATGAAACAAATGATTGAGAAGAACGAAGTACCAGAGCCAGCAGTTGTACCACAAACAGTCACAATAGAATATCCAGATGCAACTAAGCACAAGTATATCAGCTTTGTTAAAAGCGGATTTAGAATACTTGCAGGTGTTACACTATGCTTTGGTGAATTTGCAATAGCTGGCGTATTATTGATTGTTGCAGAAATTTTAGGCATTGCTGAAGAAATGGTGTAAGTCACAATGGATATTTTATCTCTTTTTCCTAAAGCAGTAAGCAGGAATAATATTGGTCGTCCTTTTTCCAATATTGAACTTGCTGTTTTAGAAAATTTAGAAACTCGATTAAATTCTGGCAATGTTACAAGCACAAGTGTGTATGTTTTAGAATTACCAGAATTGGCAAATTTGAAAAATATTATATTGAATGACGTATATGAATATTTTGAAAAAGTAATATCACCAAGAGACAGTATTGAACCGTATATTACTATAAGTTGGACAAATGTAACAGAAACTGACGGATTTCATCATAAGCATACACACGGTAATAGTATTTTAAGTGGCGTATTATATGTTATTGCAGACTCTTCATCGGACTCAATTTTATTCTATGATGAAGTTTACAAAACAATTGAGCTAAGACCTAAAAATTGGAACGTTTGGAATTCACCATCTTGGGAAATTCCAGTAGCGACCGGAGATCTATTATTGTTTCCATCTAGTCTAAATCATGAAGTAAGAGTAATTAAAAAATCAAATCACAAAAGAATTAGCTTGGCGTTTAACGTGTTTATTAAAGGTACTGTTGGATCACATCTAGACTTAAATTGGGCAGATATTAAATGATAGAAATACAAGACATTTTTCCTACCCCTGTAGGAATTGCTGTTAATCAGCAAATGTCTAATAGTGAGCATAGCACACTGTTAAATTTAAAGTATCATACTCATCCAGTATATAATATGACAGTAACTGAAGACAAATATGTTTTTAATACTGCCCCCAATAATATAAAACAGTTTATAACCACTGCATTGAATGATTATTCTGAAAAAACATTAGGAACTAGTCAAAGATTACGAGTAACACAAAGTTGGTGTACTAAACATGATGGCATACCTCAAGAAACATTTGCCCATGTACACCAAAATTCAATAGTAAGTGGCGTTTATTACGTTAGTGCTGACGAAAGTAATGCAGGGATAACTTTCTATCGTGATACAACATATAATGATAACTACATTTCCTGGGATACTGATGAACAGCTAAAAAACAAATATCAGTGGAACTGGGATTGGTATAAATTTAAAGCAACTACTGGAATGTTAATATTATTCCCCTCAAGACTCAAACACGGTGTCATGGGTGGGCTGAGTGACAATGTTAGATGCTCAATGGCATTTAACACTTGGTTTGATGGCGAGATAGGTGTAGTTGATAATTTTACAAGATTATGAGGATAATAAAATGGCAGAACATTGGAATGGCGGATCTGGCGGTAAAGGTAGTAGACCTAGACCATACAGTGTAAGTCAAGAAGAGTTTGGTAATAGTTTTGAAAAAATATTTGGTAAAAAGGATAAAAATATGCAAGTACGAGTAACAGAAGATGGAAAAAAGTTTGGGTCATGCGGCTGTGGTCGTAGTCCAACAGGCGACTGTATTGGTTGGCATGGGCTTAACGAACAACAACTAAAAGAAGCCCAGGAAAAATACGAAAAACAACAGGCTAGTAAAACAGAATGAAAACGTGTATACTAGTTAATGACTCAACAAACGAAAAAACAGAATTTTTTGTAGACGGCAGGTCTGTGGTAGTTAAAATATTTGAGCATAATGAATGTGTTGATCAATATACATTAGACATGGACACTGCTGAATCTTTAAAATTACACATCTTAAACACAACTGATTCTAAAGAAACATTATAACAAAGGCAAAAGAATGAAAGATTTATGGGTAGAAAAATATCGTCCTAAAACAGTAGATGGTTATGTTTTTAGAGACGAGGGACAGCGTAAGCAAGTACAAACTTGGATTAAGGAAGGCAGTATTCCACACTTACTATTAAGTGGAAGTCCTGGTATTGGAAAAACTACCCTAGCAAAACTATTGCTTAATGAACTAGAAATTCCAGATTATGATGTTTTAGAAATTAACGCATCACGTGAGCGCGGTATTGATGAAGTGCGTGATCGTATTACAAACTTTATTAGCATGATGCCATGGGGCCCGTTTAAAGTTGTGTTGTTAGATGAGGCTGATTACTTAACACCTTCAGCGCAGGCAGCTATGCGTGGTGTTATGGAAGAGTACTCAAGTACAAGTCGCTTTATTTTAACTTGTAATCACCCTAATCAAATTATTCCAGCAATTCACAGTCGTTGCCAAACATTCCACTTTGAAAAGATTGATCAAACAGAGTTCACAGCTCGTGTTGCTACAATTCTTGTAGAAGAAAATATAGAATTTGACTTGGACACGTTAGATACGTATGTTAAAGTAACATATCCAGACTTGCGTAAGTGTATTAACTTGGTACAACAGAATGTACAAGAAGATAAACTAGTAAAACCCAATGCTAGTGATGCAGGTCAAAGTGACTGGAAAATGAAAATGGTCGAGTTGTTTAAAGCAGGTAAGATTGCTGATGCACGTAAACTAATTTGTAGTAGTTCACGTCCGGAAGAGATGGAAGGCATTTACCGTTGGATGTATGATAATTTAGATGTGTTTAGTACAGATGAAGAAGTACAAGATGCGGCTGTTATTATTATCAAACAAGGTCTAGTAGATCATACATTGATTGCTGATCCAGAAATTAATATGTCAGCAACATTAATCAAGTTGGCACGTTTGCAGTAATGACTAGTAATTCAGCTAAAGGGCGTAACAGCTATGATGCTGAAATAGGGGACTCAATAGTTCCCTTTTTTAATCGCAATGTAACACCCTATCCTACTGAAGCTGGCAGTCCTAATTTTGATTTAGTACCAGTTACTAAACAAAAAGACATGATGATTAATCATGCTAGGATGTATGCCCAGCAAGAGTATGATCGTATTATGGAGTTGGTTTCAGTATTGCAAAAACAAGCAAATGATATTAAGCGAAGACTTGATGTAACTGATGCTGTTCATGCGGCCGAATATCAATTTCAGCCAGTAATGGGGCAATCATATTGGTTAGCTTGGGATAAGCGTAGGGAAAAAATGTTGTTGACACATCATGGACCGGATGGATGGTCTAGCGGGCCACCTGAAGATTACGTTTACCAAACGCAGGTAAAGTATATGGGTGACCATACGTGGATGGAAATAAAATAAAGCCCCAGGATTGGGGCTTTATTGTTTAACAATTGTCGCCGTAAATTCGTAAAATCTCTTTTACTGCGTCATGTCTCTCGATATCCTTCTGTGCAAACTCCACCAAATCCACCCCCTTATGTGTAGTTGTGCTGTTATAGAGACTTAAAAAATCTAAAAGGCCGTTTGTTGATGGACGGTCGGCTTGCTGTAGGTCGCCTGTGACTGCCATCTTACTTCCTTCACCTAAACGTGTTAGCAACATCTTCATCTGTGATGGTGTTGCGTTCTGCATCTCGTCTGCGATAATATATGCGTTCTTAAAAGTTCTCCCCCTCATGTATGCTAGCGGACTAATTTCTAATACACCGTCATCCATCATACCAGCAATTTCTTGAGTAGTATAATACTGCTCAAACACATCAAAAATAGGCCTCGTCCACGGGGCCATTTTCTCATTCAAAGTTCCTGGTAGGAATCCGTGCTCTTCATCCACACTTACTGCTGGGCGTGTAACGACTATCTTTTCGACAGTTTTTTCTTGCAATGCTTTAATAGCCATTTGCACACCCAATAGAGTTTTACCCGTACCCGCAGGTCCGATGGCAAATACTATATATTTTCGTGGATTTTTTAGCAGTTCGATATATGTTTCCTGCGAAAAGTTTCGCGGAATCACATGAACTTGACGGTTTTTCTTTTGATACTTGTTAATCTCAATGAGATTATTGTTTTGTGAACTGTTACGTTCACGCTGTTTCGCTCTTGACAATAGACACCTCCTGTTAATCGCGACCTACAATACTATTTAAGAGCTCGGACTAAAACCTAGCTCATATACCCAAATTTCTTGCTAAATATTATCGAGGATAACAATACCATGCCAGATATCATTGAAGTACTTAAAAACGTACAAGAAGTATATGCCGGAAACAACAATCTGGGTATACTAAAAGACTTTGAGCGAGTTCTAGATGAACTTGATATATACGTCTACGAAAATTGGGAAGACGGTGAACTTATTGAAGGCCCTGTAGTTAACAGATACACTGTTAGTTGTAAGTTTATGTGGGATTACGATAAGATGCCAGATCCAGATGGCGGTAAACGTTTACTTGAATATGACTGCAAAGTCTTGTTTAAGAAAGATCATTTACTAGTTCCACGCAAAGTATTAAAGCCTAGCGACTATCGTCCAGGAAGTAAAAAAGGTAAAATAGATAAAAAAGAAATTTGGATAGTTGAAATTATTATACCTAAAAAACTAATGCAAGACATCTATCAAGGATATGTCAAGAAAGAAAATGACAAGATGGGTGAAGACATGCAGATGAATACTCAAAGTGAAAATATGATGCCAGATGTAAATGCGGCGCAAAATCAACAGGAGGCTGCATCAAATGCATAAGCAACTTAATGAAGGTCTAAAAGCAAAAGACTTAGAGCATTTTGTTTCTAATTTGTTTTTAGTAGACACTTACAAGAGCAAGATGGGCGAAGACCGAGACGTTGCTGTTATCAGTTTTAGAGTTAGAGATCGTTTACCTGCAATTGACTTAATGGAATTTTTAGAACGTGGATATGAATACGTTTTAGACGCTGACATCAGCAGTGGCGAGGAAAGCGATGGCAAGTATAGTGTGTTTGTTGAAATTGAACGCGACAGACATTTACCAAAAAGAATTGAAGAAATGTTAGGCGGTGTTGGTCGTTTAACAGGTATTGATGAATGGCGTTATCGCTATCATAAAGAGTGGCGTAGTAAAGAGTATACTATAGAAAATATTACAGAAGAGGTGCCATTAGATCCAAATAGTTATGACAACTACTTACATGAAAGTAAAGTTGGCACAATTAAAAACTTTTTAAATCAATCAGTATATGATAATATTGTCATTGAAGGCAACGTAGTAACATTAGTCAAACCTTTTGATAACAGTATTAGTTTTGAACTTAAAGATATTGGACACTATCAGGATGTAATGGAAAACAACAACGATAACATCAAGTTGGACGAGCAAGCATTAGCTGAAACAGTTTATCTAAACAAAATTTTTGGTGATTATGAAATTATCAAAATGGGTGAAAGTTTTATGATAAAGAAAGATGATCAAGCACTGCTAATTAAATTAATATAAGAGGGCGATATGAGTTTTGAATTTGAATTTACAAAAGAAAAGTTAGCACAAATTTTACCAGGAAATCCATATTTGGATCACTGGCATCACGCACTAAGCGAAATTCTTCCAGAGTACGAAATTAACACACTCAATCGTGTTGCGGCTTTCTTAGCACAGACCGCTCACGAGTCAGGCGGTTATCGAGCACTGAAAGAAAACTTAAATTATCGTGCAGTAACACTACGCAAGATATTTCCTAAGTATTTCCCAACAGACGAACTTGCCAATGCATACGCTGGCAAACAGGAGATGATTGCAAATCGTGTCTATGGTAATCGTATGGGCAACGGTGACGAACAATCAGGTGACGGTTTCCGTTACTGCGGTCGTGGACTTATTCAATTGACTGGCAAGCAAAACTACACAGCATTTGCTGAATCAATTGAGACACCAGTTGAAGAACTTCCAGAATATTTGGCAACATTCGAAGGCGCTATTCAATCAGCTTGCTGGTTTTGGGAAACAAATAATCTTAATCAATGGGCAGATAAAGGCGACATTCTTACATTAACAAAACGTATTAATGGTGGTACAATTGGTCTTGATGATCGTATCAAGCACTATAACCACGCATTACACGTATTACACGGATAA